GTCATAGTCATTTCCAGGTTGCGTTTCAAAATCGGGGTGAGAGTCTCTTGATTGTAAACATCAATAACCTCTGGTCGTATATTCATTATGAAGTCATCACCATAAAAAATAGACGAAGTATGTTCAAAAAACGAGTTCATTGTAGCATACGACGTGCCATTCATTATGTCTAGCCAAGAATCAGCAAGACAACAATGGTTTACGATACTGTTCAATATAGCAGTCGCAGGGCATCCAGATGGAATACCATTACGAACATAATATATTAGAGCAGCACCGGAAACATTTTTATGGTTAGAAATGTGCAGATGGTTAATGCACTCGACTCCTATTTTCATCAAAAATTGTTCAAATTCGTCGTAAGTCAGTTCGTGTCCATTTATAATGTTGCGTTCCTCGTGAACTATGGCGTCCCAGTTTCTCATAAACCAGTCAACCATAATTTTCACGGCAACTTCAACATATTGTACCGGGAGTGTGCCGTCAAAGTTAGAGTAATCTCCAGCAATGACATGTTTTCCATTTTTCTTTAGACGTTTCGCAAGTAAATCCCATTCTGGTGACATTGGATTAATGCCTACAGCAATAGAATTTTGCACGCGATTACGCATCGAGTGAGCAATAAAAGGTAGAAAGTATTGTCGGAAGAGAATTGTGTAGTGTAGTGGGCAAGCGGTGAACAATCGAGTTTTACCTACGTTGGCTTTCGCGATCGGGATCTTAGCATCTTTCAATGTATCGATCCAGATAATGCGAGGCCTAACGTTATCGATCATGCATTGGGCAAGTTCATCTACATCAGCCATCAATTCTCTACATGCTTCGTTATTCAAATCATAATCCATTCCATCGCCAAACCATTTCGTTTTGCCACTCTTTCCAGCTTTCTCATACGTATATGGGTAACCGGGAGCAGTTTGCCGATTAATAGCGTTGACGAACGGGTCTCCGTTTATTCCGATGATGGCTTGTTCACGCGTGAGCGGAAGTTTGTAGTGAGCAGGTGAGTTGATGTATTCACGTTGGTAAAATACACTCATTGCTTCATATACAGCTTCAACTCTGTCTTGAGGGACATACGGGCGAACAACACCATACTTGTTCCGTTGTAAAGTCATTGGGTCAATAGTAATTCCGTTATCGTTAGTAAATTCACGTAGATATCCAGGTTTGTTGGGGCTTTCAATCAATTTTCCATAGGCAGGAGATTTCTGGAGAGCAGTTTTCACACTTCCCATGATCCGTCTACCTGGCTCAGTTCCATAAATCAGAAATGTTCCGTTGTCTTTTAGAATGTCGGGGTCCACAGTTAAAGGTACAATTTCGTGTCCGTATTGACTAATTGGTTGAAAATGTTTCATCAATCGGTCAATAATTTGTCGCGTTAATGCTACAGATATTCCTTTGTTCATATGCGTAATTCCAGCAATATGCATACCCATAATCTTCGATGTTATAGCGGCGTTGGAAGCGATTAAAATCGACCCGCAGTCACCAAAGAAGGTTACAGCATGATATGTGTAAGAACCACGATTATGCACTACAACATTCGCTTCGGGCACCGTGCTTTCAACAAGGTGGTCTTCAGGAGTTGCTGTAGATAACCAAAAGATTTCTCTGTAGTAGTTGATTCCAGTTTTCTTGTCACGTTCAGATGCACCTTGATATCTTGCTAAAATAGCAGGAGAATCAGATACACGAGCCAAATCAGTTTCGTCGATAATATGTTTATAAGCCTGTGCGAAACCGCCTACATTTGTTGGTAGTTGTATTATAGCAATATCTCTATGAGTGTCACGAATGTGATTCTCTTCTGTCAAAATAACAGAGCATGGTATTAAAGGAGATATACTATTACTACAATTTTCCAATACAAAGAAGCAGTTTTCTTGTCCATAAGTTTCCACATAATGTTCCATTACTGATAGGAAGTGTTTCGGTATCATACCTAATCGACCACCTAACATGAATATTTGTCCAAATCCACGGCGTTTTTCACCTTCGTCAGTCCTTAACACGACTGTGAAACGGAATAAATTCCTGTACACAACATCGCGCGCGATAACTATAGAGCCTTTATCTTGTTCTGGTAGAGATCGTTGAGCATCGATGGGTGAGCAGTTATTACATCCGTTGCAAGCAGTTCGTGTTTGTATTTCCATTTCCGGTTCTTGGGCTCGATTTTGGCAAAAGCGGGTAGTAGATTTTGCGCGGCTACAATAGTGTTTTTCTTTATTGTAACGCGATTATCATATACCGGGGCCTGCGCTCCAATTCGAGTAGCCATTTGTCGTTGTCGGGGGCGTGCGTCATATGTTGGTCCATGTCCTACAATTCGAGTGTTATTCCTACGTTGTGTAACAGCATTGTCATATACCTTTGCGTGTGAGTCGATTAGTCGCTTCAGTTCAGGATTCTTAATGATAGATGGTAAAGTAACGTTAAGTTGCTTTGTCATTTCATAAAGATCAGCAGTTTTAAATCCTTGATAGAAGCGAGTCAACAGGCACACACAATTTGTATTGTGCAATTGAGCCACGTTCGTAAGTTTATCCAATAGTTCCGGGTCGTTACAACAATCACATGTATTACAATCACAATCTGCGACTTGGTTGATGATATCAGCCATATCAGCCACAGATAGATCATGATTGTTAGATACACGTTGGTTGCCATAAAGAGAAATAGCATATTTGTTAATCATATCCTTTCCTTTCTCCATACGTTTCACATAGCATAAACAAGCAGAGTTCCATTTTACGTTCAATTGTGTCATAGCCGCATTTTTGCATAGGCGACAATTTTGACAACCCTTCTCAAAGCAAGCATTAGCCTCGCTTACAAGTTGGGCCATCTCATCGTCGTCAGATATATATTTCGGCATAATCTTTCCTTTCACATAGTCTCCCAGAGCAAAAGATGCTTTTACACACATATATGTGCTAAACACCGATAGCCCTACAAGAACTGCCTGTTTAACAAATTGCCAATATTTTCCAAAAAATCCTGATAACGTTTCCATAATTCCGTGAGATGCATTATTTAAATATTGTTTAATTTGACGTGTGTGATATAATAGGTATTCCCATGAGGGTTGTTCCCATAAATCACGAGCACGTGGTACGAGTCCTGTATAATCCAAAAGTTTTTCCATTGTTCGTTTCGTTTTCCGCATTAGAGCCATTAATATTGTGTCGTCGTCACCGTGCACGTATTTCCTGAGACAATGATTTGTCACAAGAAAACCTGCAGTATGTCCGGCTACGACACGCGCCACATTTCCAACTTCAGCCTGAGCTTCAATTGGGAATTCGACGATATCTTCTGATTCGTATACGGGATTCCTATAAGCGTCCAAATAATTTGTAAAGTCCATATGTTGATTAAATCGGGAAGCCATTTTGTTTGAGCATTCTTCAGTCACTTGAGCATATGTCATATCCGTTTGTATAGTGCGCCCGTCAAAAGCCGAAAATTTCGTAAATCTGTAGATGTTTAGATTGTTACTAACAGATGTTCCTACCAATTTTCTAGCTTCAGCACGAGCTTTCACTGCGTTCAATTTGTAGCGTTCGTTTCCATTTGAGTCCGTGTAATATTCCCTGTATTCCTCAGCAATGTCAACATTGTATGCAAAGTCGATACGACGTTGCACAGCTTCTGGTGAGTTCAAAGATTCAGTCTTAATACGATCTAAATTAGATGTGAGTAACACACATTTAGGGTTCGCAAAAGTGTTATTCTTTTCTTCAACAGAAGCCATATGTAACATAACTGGGAAAGCATTTCCAAGTCGTATAATTTCAAATAGTTCGGGGTTTGGTTTCAATACATTATCTTTAATTTGAAAAGCGTCGTCATAGATGATATATTCTTGATCAGTATATCCATCCCAGTATTCAGTTTCTGGTACACGTCCGTAGATATTCTTCTGAAAATCAGCTGGAATATCTCCGAATACGCGCATCATATCCATCATAAAGGGGTAAGACATACCTGTTTTTCCCATACCAGATTTACCACAAAACCATACTATCAAAGGTTCAGGTCGAAGAGCTTGTTTAAGAGCTCCAGACTTAATAGCCTCATCAGCAAGTTGTTTAGTAGCTGGCAGGAGAGAACGAATTAAGTTTAGATTAGCGGGTGATAATTTCAATTGTGTACATTCTTTAATCAATCTGACACCTCGTGGATATAACTTCGAAGCAGCCAAAACAGTTCCGGGATCGCGTTTGATCTCATTCCTGTTAGCCAATTCCAAGTATTTTTCCACTTCGGAAGCCCAATCGAGCACGTCTTGTAACATATCGGTGTTATTAAATCGGTTATGTTTCTTTAAAATTTTTTCTTCCATAAATGTATACATCTGTTTAACAACTACATCGAGTTTGCTCCACATAGATTCGAGTCCAGAAATTGCTTTCGGGAATCTATCTAAGCGTGTAACAAATTCATCAATAGTGTTCTTTCCTGGCAATTGTTTTACAAAGAGACAAAACATGGTTAATGATAACGCCTTAAGTATTAGCAAGTGCGAGCCAGATTCAATTTGGGCCATCGGCGCTACAAAGTATGCTCTAATTGAAGTCACTAATTGAGTAACTAAACTAGAAGCAATACCTGCAGAACCTAAAGCACCAAATACATTTACGATTAAATCCTGTAAATCCATTTTCCGTACTGAAAATCTGTATAAATTGTAGATTGTTGTTATTAAAGCCACAATTTTACGTTGATAATCAGCAACTGTTTCCTGTAATTTGTCCGAAATAGTGTTAGTTAAATCTGCAAACATATTCAATGATTTATTTATCGCTTGTTCCAAATTATTGTCTACTGTTACGTTGTGGTTAAATGTTATTCCTACTTGAGCTTGAGCTGTTAATCGAGATACATATAAGCTATTTAAATACTGCAAAGTTTCACTACTGCCTGACTCAGTTATATCGGCGTCTGTAGTGAAGTGCATTGAAGTGATGTAAAAAGCAAATATCATATCTATCATCGAATTTCTAATAAATGGGTTCATAGTGTTCTGTTTGATCATCTGAACATAAGTACGAAATTCGGCATTCAACATAATGTTGTTTGCAACAGCTGTGTTCCTAAATTGGTCCATGGTATATTTGCGTGGTAATAGCAATGCGGTCATGGTCACTGAATTGCTGATAGTCTTAACTTTAAGAAAATCACGAATCAGTGAGCAGTAACGGGGCATATTTATGTACCGAGAAAGTGCGGGGTTGTTTAAAATCGTAGCCAATGATGCGTTTATTAAACGTAAAGATATTGCCATTGAGAAAAATTGATCGTCTTTATTAAAAATATGACCTTTCGCAATGGAAATAGCTTTCAAGAACACAAAGAAACAGTCTCGAATAGAAGACTGTGTCTTTAAGTTCTTCATCAAAAAATCCAAATATAGCGTCAAATAAGCAATATTTCCGTCAAGTTGTGCAATACGACTAGGACGAGAAATACCGTTAGTTGAAGTGTTAAATTCCGTTATATACGCCAAAACTTGTTTCCTCAAAGTATTTTCTGGAATCATTTCATTAACTTCAGTCATAATGTAAACATTATTCATGTTGTTAAGAGCAGATTGGGAAATTTGAGGAACAAATCGTGGAGATTCCATTGTCTGAACATCGCGTCTCTTTAGCTGATCAATTTCAGGAATAGAGAGTTGAATGTTCAGTTGGGGGAGCATCTTTGAAAAAGCTTCTGACATTTTGGATAGTTCGATAAGTGTCAAATGCGTAAATCAAAAATAAACAAGATAGATAACTTTTCTTATTCACGATACCGCAAAGAAAGAAAAGAGTAAATATCACTAATAAAATTTTGGGCAGGAAAAATCCTAATAAACTGCGAAGATTTGTGCAAACCAGTAAAATTACTGTACGAGCTCCGACTAAGGACGTACGCAGTATCCTTTTATAATCAATAGTTTTAAAATATCTAAATTGTTGGAGTTTTAAAATTTGGGTGGGGGTTGCTAAGTTTTAAACCGCGAGCTAGGTTCTTCTCGTTTTATACCGGAGGTAGGTAAGTCAACTCGTTTTATACCGGAGGTAGGTAGCTGATTGTCTCGCGCAAGCGGGCGGAATGTCAACTCGTTTTAAACCGGAGGTAGGTTGTATCGACTCGTTTTAGACCGGAGGTAGGTCGTGTCAACTCGTTTTAATTCGGAGGTAGAATGAGGAGATAACTTTCGTTTTTCTTCCTTAGGATCTTACGGGTCTAAGGTTTCAGGTTATTCCTTAAAAGCGCAAGAAATTGTATAGAATACAAGTTTAT